GTGTCTGACTTTCTTCTGCTTGGTTTTGGTCTACTAAGTCATCAGCAGTTAAACCATCAGGATTATCTGCTTCAACTTCAACTGATTCGGACTCCATGTCCTGTGCAGAAACTTCTTCCGTTGTTTCTGTTTCTTCTTGATCTTCTGTGCTTTGCTCCTCACTTGGAGTGCTCATCATACCTTGAAGTGCTGCTTGTGCTGATCTTACATCAGTTACAGGCACACCACCATTAGTGGATTCTGTTACAGGGATATCATCTTTTGCCATGATTATTTACCTCCCTTTAATTCGTTTTCAACTATCTTTCCATTTTCCATAGTATTAACAAGAACATTTTGAGCTGTTAAGACTCCTCTTAATGAAAAATATAGAGATTCTCTTTTACTAGCTTCCTCTATATCAGTTCTTATCCATTGCTGAAAAATATCATTTTGGATAACTTCATAAGATTTTATCAAGAGAGGGTCTGTTAACAACCTCTCAGCATCTTGTCCTTCTTTTATTGCACTATCTTTATCTGCCATTGTCTGCTCCTATTTGGTTGATTCTATCCACTACATAAGTGGTTATAGTTTTTCTCCCAGCGAGATACCCATGAATATCATTCTTAGAGATTGATGTTTTCAAGTGTAACTCATTTACTGAAATGCGATATTTCAACATAAGTTGTTGTAATTCTGTATTTGTAAGTTCTGATTTTTCAGTTAATCTAGCCAATTATTTTTTTCTTCTTTTCCTAAAGGTTGAAACATTTGTTGGTTTTCCACCAACTCCTTGTGCTTTTGCTCTTTTACGAGAAACAGCAGATAATTTTTGTGCTTTTGTCATTCTTGCTGCTTTAGAAGCAGGAACACATTTAGGATAAGCTCGTCCTGAACCTTTGGATCTTCCACATTTTTGAAACTTTCCTTTTTTCTTAGGAGCTCCAATATCAACCCAGTTTTCTTTAAACCATTTGGTAAGGCCATTAGCCACGCTTATAACCTCCACCTCTTTTTTTATATTCTCTTACAAGCCAAGCATTAGCATAAGCAGAAGGATAAACCTTAAACTTTTTTTTAGCTGCTGACTTTACTCTTGAATATAAAGCAGGGTTAGTGGGTATATTACGACTTTTTGCCATTCATTCTATCTCTTTTAAAAACACCTTTTTCAATACCTCTACCTTTTAAGATATCTGCATAAGTTACTTTTCCATCTTTGTTTAAATCAGGAAACTTTTTTTTATTTTTAACTTTTTTCATTTTCCTACCTTTTTCATTGCTAATGTGTGTGCTTGTGTAAAGGTTTTACCCTTATTCATTTCCTTACGCATAAAAGCCATATGCTTTGCAGTATGATGTTTTTTATGTTTTGCAAGAGTTGCTCTTTGTAGTTTAGTTAACATTTACCTTTTTTCTTTTTGCCTTTTTTTGGTTTTTTCATTCCGTACATTATAATAACCTCAATAAGTTTGTGAATTTGTCTGTTGCTAATACAAAAATAACTATAGCTCCATAAGCTATATACTTAAATCTAAAGACTTCTATTTTTACATCTCTCATATCTTTTTCAATATGTTGTAGATGGTTATTTTTAATATCATAGATATCTTTTTTAATAAGTTCTATTTCTGTATTTAACTCGTTTAAATCTTTCATGCTAGTGGCAACTTCTTTCTTTTAGGGTAAGTATTTAAAGCTATTGCTACCGATTGTTTTTGTGGCTTACCTTCTTTTTTTAACATCTTAATCTTCTTAGAAACTAATTTGTTTCTCTCAATTCTTCCATGACCTGAGTATTTAGGGTATGCCATTAGCTTGGCCCTATTCCAACAGGTCTATTTTGCACAGCTTCTAGTGCAAGTTCTTGTTCGTTTAAGTCAAGTTGTGATTTCTTAATTGCTAGTTCTTGTTGCTTGAGAGCAAGATTGATTGCTGCTTCTTCTTGTTTTAATTTAAGTTCTTGTGCTTTTAACTGCGTATCGATCTCTAACTCTTGAGCTTGTAATTGTAATTTTTGTAACTCAACTTGTGCTTTTCTTTGTTCAACCTTCTCCTCTAAAGTAGGTTCAGGTGGTGGTTTTGGTGGCATCATAGCTGGGTTAGATATAAACTGATCTGAGTTTTTATATCCTGATTGAGCTATAAATTCACTTACTGCATTGTATATGTTTTGTGGTGTAACGAGTGATCCCATTCCACCATTTTGTATTAGACCTTGTATTATCTGCATAATAGAACCCATAGTCTGAGTTTTACTTTGCTGAGAACCTGACCCAACACCTACATTAACAGTACAATTTAGTTTTTCTTTCCAACGAGATACATCTATAGGTACAAATTTACCATTAAGATAAGCTATCTTTTGCCTATCTTCGTATCTTTGTACTAGTGAATAGATGTTTCTGAATAAATCTTTAATACCTGTTTCTGCAAATATACGAGCAATTAACTCAATTCTTTGCATAGCAGACTCAGTTGCTGCTGATATAGCTCCTGAAGTTACATGAGATGTTAATACATCAGGGTTTAATCCTTGTGTCATCTTAGATACACCTGATCTTTCTTCTCTAATGCCATCTAGGTATTGTACCATTTGGAACGCATAAGGTTGTATTTGTGGGGTAGGTAAAGCTGTAACAGCTCCTGGTGCTCTCATTCTAACGATCCCACCTGGCTTAGAAGATAATAAATCATCTAGCTCAACTTGACCTGCTAATACTGCATATCTAGCATTGTTAGTTAAATACATGTTATCAAGAAGATTTCTCATGATAGTAGATTTAATAAGCTGTATGTCTTGGACTGTATCAGCAATACTCATGCCATGAAACTTATGGGGTATAGGTAATGGACAAATAGTTGAGAAAGGTATTGAATCAATCTCCTCATTATCCAATATTATATTACCACCTTTAGTAATCTTTCTAAGTTCTGCTATACCATCGCCATCGTAGTCAAGATGTATATAACATTCTTCTAACCAAACTTTTCTTGAAGGCCCACTACCCTCATCTGCTGGTAGAGAATCATCATCAAAGCTAAATCTTGCTATTCTTTCCTCGTTTAACTCAGCATTTGACTGTGTATAACTAGGTAATTCTTCAACTAATGACTTAGGATATCCTTCTAAAATTAAATCGGATACTGTTTTTTTAACCCTATGACAAACAAAACTAGCATCTTCTACTGAAGTTGCCCTTCTTGATATTAAAAATTCTTCAGGTGGCACAGCTACTACCTTGACTTGTCCATCTACTTTAGTTCTTTTTACTTTAACATCGTGTTCAACAATAGCTGGAGATATCAAAGTACCAAAATCATCGACTTGTTGTTTTTGTATAATAGTTTCTGTGTGTTCTATTACTTCAAGATCATCATTTGCTAGGATTGATTGATACTCAATCTCAGTTAGGTTCTCGTATGTTTCATGAGATACCTCTTTTTTTTCTTCCCAAAAATGCTTAATAACGCCTGTCTTACTTATTAACGCATCTTTAAAGGCATCGTACAAGACCTTAAAGCCGTTATTTTGCTTGTTAAAAACATAGTTGACATAGTCGGTAGCTTGTTGTGCCATTTCGACATCTTCAGGGCCTTGTGGCTCAAATTCTGCTACATTGTTATGGGTTGTAAAGATACGCATAAGGCTTGGCATAATGTATTCGATAGTATCTCTTACATCAGTTGTAACAATCTCAGAACGACCTTCTATCTCGTTACCAAAAGGTTCTCCGAGATAATACTTCATAGCATCTTCTCTTTGTTCTGAAAGCTCAGTATTAAAGTCGCCTGAAGCAGACTCTATTTCATTACTTAATTTCGATGCTAATTCATCATCGGTCATTTTTTTGGTTTTAGCCATTTATTTTCCGTACCTTTTTTTAAATTCTTGAGCTTTTGTCATTCCAGGAACAAGAGATGCTCCTATAGACTTCTGACCCATTGTGGCTTTAATGGCCATATCCCTTCTTTTTTTAAAATCTTTATTTTTTTTTATTTTATCGCCTATATAATCTTTTTTTTGTCTTAAATCCATCTTTATCTCCTATACGACAGCTACATCAGGGCCTAATCTACCCTTTCTATCCCATCGTGAACCTTGTGTTGTTGAATGTCTTAGACTCATAGCAGCATATCTTGTCGCTGCCATTAAGTCATCTTTAAGTTTGACCAGTTTCCCATCTTTACGATGATACATACGATAC